AGGGCATTTAAGCAAGCTGCAGCAGAGCTGGGAACACCCATTGAATGGGGTGGAGACTGGCGCACGCTGAAAGACGGACCTCATTTTCAGTTAAAACGTTAGTGTGCTGGTGGTGATATGAAGCGAAAGCACTGGACACACCGAACGCCACGCGCGGCAGCAAGATGGGCACTGGTAGCGATACTGGTGCCTTTTTTGTTGGTGGGCTGTGTCAGTCTGGATAAGGCGCGTCAGCTTTTCGATACCGCTTCTCAGGTCTGCCAGCTTATTGATGGCGTTCGGCGGTGCGCGCAGAACTGATCACTCGCGAAGGCAGAATATTTTACTGAAAAATGACGCTGGCCAGTGCGTCCGGAAAACAAAAAATTCTGCTGCGTGCGGTATTTTGAATAATAAATGCTGATTTCTATTTTCACGATTCAGATATTGATCACCGGCATTACAGCAGCCCTTCAATGAGGGGCTGCGATAATGCCAAAGTTCGCCATCGGCACCCGCCGCGCACCCTGCGCACTGGTCGATGGTGGGCTTTTCAAATTTCAACATCGAGGCTGTATGTGCGAAGAATTAACAATCGTCTATCGCCCATTAAATAAACTGATACCGTGTGCAAGAAATGCCAGGACCCACAGCGATGAGCAGGTAGCACAACTGGTCGCCAGTATTAAGGAGTTTGGCTGGACGAATCCGGTGCTGGTTGATGAATGCGGAGAAATTATTGCCGGACATGGGCGAGTCATGGCGGCAGAATCGCTTGGCATGAACACCGTTCCGGTAATTGTCCTTGCAAATCTGACCGACGATCAGAAACGGGCGTATCGTCTGGCAGATAATCGGCTGCCGATGAATGCTGGCTGGGATGTGGAACTGCTCAAGCTGGAAATAACCGAGCTGCTGGATGCTGATTTCGATATTTCTCTGACAGGGTTTAACCAGGCAGAGATTGACGACCTGCTGACAGAGGTAACAACAGGCACAGAAAACGGCGATGAGCCGTACACTGCCAAAATTGACACGCCTGTTTATGAGCCGTCAGGCGAAAAACCTGATATCGCTGAATTGTACGATGACGCGAAAACGCAGGAACTGGCAGAGCGTATCCGCAGGGCCGGGCTAGATCCGGAGATCGAAAAATTCCTCCTGAGTGCCTCAGAGCGGCATACCGTTTTCAATTTCAGCAAAATTGCTGACTACTACGCTCACGCGCCGGAAGAGATTCAGACGCTGTTTGAAGAGTCCGCGTTGGTGATCATCGATTTCCAGCAAGCCATTGAACACGGTTTTGTCCGTATGACTCAGCGCATGGTGGAGATCATGCATGGTGATGAGGAGGAGGAAAATGCGTGATGATTTTTGCGCATTCATTCTGACCCACGGGCGGCCTGACAACGTGCTGACTTACCGAACCCTGCGCCGGGCGGGTTACACCGGAAAAATATATATCGTTGTTGATGACGAGGATAAAACCCGGCAGCAGTATATTCAGGCGTTTGGCGATCAGGTGCTGGTGTTTTCTAAAACGGATATTGCCAGCCGCTTCGATGAAGCAGACAACTTTGGCGACAGGCGCTCAATCTTTTATGCCAGGAATGCCTGTCCGGACCTGGCAAAAAAGGTTGGGTGTAAATATTACATCCAGCTCGATGACGACTATCACGAGTTCCAGTTTCGGGTGGATCGGAACTACGACCAGGCCTATTTCCCGATAAGGAAACTGGACGCGATCCTTTCTGAAATGCTGGCGTATTACGAATCAATACCTGCGCTTTCCATCGCTATGGCGCAGGGCGGTGACTTTCTTGGTGATAATGGCGGTCATGCAGCTTGGGTGAAACGCAAGGCAATGAACAGTTTTATCTGTTCGGTTGATCGACCGTTCTCATTCATAGGGCGCATTAACGAGGACGTGAACACATACACGAATCTCGGTCGCCGTGGTGAACTATTTATGACGATTGGTGCTGTCCAGTTAGGACAGAAGCAGACGCAGAAAAACAGCGGCGGCATGACCGAGCTGTATCTGGATTCTGGTACCTACGTTAAAAGTTTTTACTCCGTCATGTATGCGCCGTCATGCGTGAAAATCGCACTGATGGGGGCCAGCCATAAACGTATTCACCATCAGGTCACCTGGAACAACGCTGCAGTAAAAATCCTTCACGAAAAATACAGGAAGAAGACACCCTGCTAACAACAAGGGGGTGATAAGTGATTCCGTATCAAAAAATTGAGTCTCTGGCTGCGTGCCGTATGACACCGCAGCAGATTGCCGATGTTCTCGATATCGACCTGGATGAACTGAAACAGGATCGGGAATGCCTCGGGAAATTTTATAAATACATCAGAAAAGGAAGAGCCAAAGGTGAAGCCGAACTGAGGGCTGCGCTGTTTAAGCTGGCCCGGAAAGGTGATGCCTTTGCCCTGCGTGAACTACTCAAGGTGGATAAAAATCAGGACTAACTGATGAGCAGACAGGACTGGGATGCATTGCGGCAGGAGTACATCGCTGAATACACCCGATCCGGCATATCCCAGGAGGAATGGTGTAAGGCGAAGGGATTAAATTACAACACCGCTCGCCGCTACCTGAAAAAACCAATCAATGATGCGCAAACCGAAGTGCGCAAAACTGCGCAAAAAGGTGCGCAAAAGAAAACTGCGCAAACTGCGCAAAAGCGAACGCAAAAAACTGAGAAAAAGAAGTCCGTGGTTGTTGTCCCTCCTGTTACAGGAAACGACCAGGAAATTTCATTCGATCCCGATGAATTCGGCATTTCAGACCAGCAAGCAAAGTTTGCGATGCTGGTTGCTCAGGGTAAAAACCTCATCGAAGCATACCGCCTGGCTGGGTATAAATCTGAGGGGAATGCGGCGAGCGCCGGGGCAAGCCAGCTATTAAGAAATACTAAGGTTTATCGCGCCATCACCTGGTTCCGCAATCAGTACCAGAAACGTTATACCGCTGACCTCGATTTACTGGTGGGCCAGCTTATGTCCATTGTCCAGGCTGACCCTAACGAACTGGCTCAATTTCGCCGCGTTAACTGCCGTTATTGTTGGGGTGAAAATCACCTCTATCAGTGGCGTGATATAGCGGAGTTTGACAAAGCCGCAGAGAAGGCCAGTAAGGACGGTAAGCCTGCGCCTGAGTACGGCGGCCTCGGATTCGTTGATAACGCCATACCTAATCCTGACTGCCCGAAATGCTGTGGTGAGGGTCGGGGAGAAATCCATATTGCCGATACCACCATGCTTGATGGTGATGCGCGACTGCTTTATGCCGGGGCGAAGTACGGGAAATTCGGCGTTGAAATACTGATGGAGGACAAAGGCGCGGCACGTCGCGAACTCCTGAAGTATCTGGCGACTGTGAAAAAGCCGTTGCCGGAAAATAGCGAAGGATCTGCAAATACGGATCTGGATGATGAATGGAAACGCCTGCGCAATGAAAAACTGCGCACTGAGATTGAGAACCTCAAGAAAGGTGCTGGTGGCGCTAATAACCAAATAATTATTCACAACTCTCTGCCGATGCCGGGAGTGGATAATGTCGATTGAAATTTTCCTTCCAAAGCCTCACGAGGGGCAAATTGCGGCATGGACTGCGGCAATAGAAGAACGTTTTCATGCTGTGTGTTGCGGTCGTCGCTGGGGTAAAACGGTGATGCTGGTGAATATCGCCACCAGTTACGCCACCAGACGATTTGCGGTACCCACTACCGGGCAGTTGATAGCTGGCAGGGTGGGGATTTTTACCGCTCAGTACCGACAGTACCAGGAAATCTGGGACGAGATTTGCGCAGCACTGCAACCGTTGATACTCAGTCAGTCCAAGAACGAAAAGCGAATCATCCTCCGCAATGGGGGGCGTATCGACTTTTGGGTGACGGATAACAACAAACTGGCCGGGCGTGGGCGTAAGTATCATGCAGTGCTGATTGATGAGGCCGCATTCACCAAATCGCCGGAAATGCTCGAGGAAATCTGGCCCCGCGCAATACGTCCAACACTGGTCGATTACCGCGGCTGCGCCTGGGTGTTCTCAACGCCAAACGGCATCGATGAGCGTAATTTTTTCTATGCGGTGTGCCACGATGAATCTCTGGGATTTGTCATGCACCATGCGCCCACTTCGTCGAATCCCTATATCCCGAAAGAGGAACTGGAGGACACGGAGAAAAAATCGGAGCCGCGCGTGTGGCAGCAGGAATATCTCGCCAAGTTCGTTGACTGGTCGAAAGACGCATTACTCGATGTTGATAAGCTGCTGGTGGATGGCCAGCCGGTTGAGATGCCGCGACACTGCGACATGATTTTTGCGGTAATGGATACGGCGCTGAAAGGCGGGACGGAGAACGACGGGACAGGCGTGGTTTACTTCGCGTATGAGTCCACGTATTCCGATGAGCCGAAACTGACCGTTATCGACTGGGATGTGACGCAAATTAAAGCGTCATTGCTTCCGGAGTATATCCCCGGTGTTTATGACAACCTTGAGCGGCTGGCGCAACTCTGTCGCCCCCGCCTCGGGAGTCAGGGGGTATTCATGGAAGACGCCGCAATGGGCGCAATCCTCAACCAGAAAGCGGAAACCGAAGGCTGGGATATGACGCCGATTAAATCAGCGTTAACCAGCAAAGGGAAAGACGAGCGCGCGGTGCTGGCTTCCAGCCACCATTACCAGGGGAAATGCAAAATTACCCGCGAGGCTTACGACAAAACCGTTTCATTCAAGCGTACAACCGCGAACCACCTCATCAAACAAATCGCCGGGTTCCACCTGGCCGACAAAGACGCGCACAAACGCGCGGACGACCTTTTCGATTGCTACACGTACGGGCTGATCATCGCGTTCGGCAACTACGAAGCATTGTAAAAATCTGGATTTTTTCTGATGGCCGAGATCGACATTTCTGTAAATCTCAGTTCTTCGCTGATGCGTATTCTTGAAGCTGAAGAAATTCAGCCAGGAACCGACATTGGCTATGATCTGTGTAAACTGCTGTGGCAGTACCACCCGCTGGGCGGGAAACTTGTCGAAAAACCCATACTGATGGCGATGTGCAAGCCGCGCCAGTACAACGTGGAGACGGACCCTGACGAGAGGGTTGTGCGGCGTTTCCAGGAGGTGTGGGAGCGTATGAAGGTTAACGAGAAGATTAAAAATCTATTTTTTCTCTCTCGTTGCTATGGCGCCGCCGCTATCGGCGTGGGTACCGACAGTGTTTCATGCCGGGATCCTCTTCCGACTTTCGGGCTCACTGAGGATGATGTGTATATCAATGCGTGGGATCCGTTGAACGCTTCCGGTTCGATGGTGACCGACCAGAATCCCAACAGCCCGTTTTTCCAGGAAGCCAATAAGACTCTGAAAATCAGCGGTAAAAACTGGCATCCATCACGCACGTTGAAAATTTTCAACGGCACGCCGATTTATCTCGAATACCAGAATTCCACGTATGGTTTTACCGGGCGCAGTGTGTTCCAGCGCGTTCTCTATTCCCTGAAATCCTACATCAACACGATGGAGGCCAGCGATCTGGTTAGCAAGAAAGCCGGGGTGCTGGTGGCTAAAGTCACTCAGAATGGCTCAAAAGCTGACGGCATCGTAGCCAAAGTCACTGGCAGAAAGCGTGAAGTTCTGAAAGAAGCGAAAAATGGCGGTGTCATTAGTGTTGGTCAGCAGGACGATATTGCTTCCCTGAACCTGCAAAACATCGACGGGGCGCTAAATGCCGCCCGTGACAACATCATTTCCGATATTGCATCAGGTAGTGATGTTCCCGCGATTCTCATCAAGGAGGAGGCCTTCTCGAAAGGATGGTCTGATGGTTCTGAGGATTCGAAAGCTATCAGCCAGTATATCGATGGTGTGCGCCAGCAGATTGAACCTGTGATGGATTATTTCGAGCGTCTGGTGCAGTACATCGCGTGGAACGAGGAATTTTACCAGTCACTGAGAAATGATTACCCGGACATCATAACCGAGGACTACAAAACCATGTTCTACCAGTGGCGGCGTGAATTTACCGCAACGTGGCAGGAACTGGTGGAGGAATCTCCGGACAAACGCCGGGAAAGCGACAGCAAAGTGATTCAACAGGCGATAGCGCTGTTCTCTGCCGTAGCGCCACAGGTTGACCCTGAAAACCGCGCCGCCGTCACTGAATGGCTGGCGAGCCTGGTCAATTCCACGCAAACCTACGGCGAAGCGCCTCTCATCATTGATGTGGATGCGTTGGCGAACTACGAACCACCGAAGCAGGAGACGCCTGATGGCAATTTCCAGCCGGGCGGGGAGGAAAAAGAAACGGATCCTGACGCTGTATGAAGTCCTGACGGATGCCGTTAACTACTACGTTAATCATGGGTGGGATACTGAAGAATCATTACTCGAATGGTGCCGGAAACTGCGTGTCGCAGCGAGACGGGAGACACCAGACGATAACGTAGCACGAAAGCACCTTACCGCTATTTACAGCCGTCTGGTTATCGACGGCGGGGCATTACGGGACCAGCCCGCAGACGGTCCGAAAAAAGTTACCCTCGACAAGCTGAAACCTGAGTTTCGCAAGGAACTCGACAAGCGAATTTTCGCCAGTGCCAACCTGATAAAACTCAACCGCGAACAGGCCATCGAGAAAACCATTCAGCGTTTTCAGGGATGGGCCACGTCTATTCCTCCGGACGGGGTGAGTGATGTCGATCGCCGGGCGCGAAAATCTGAGTTTCAGAAGTCGATTAAGGATATGGACTTCATCAGTCGCCGGGTGGCTATCGATCAGGGGCATAAGCTGGCGAGCAACGTTAAGTATCTGCTGGCCGTTCAAAGCGGCGCTATTGCACTGCGCTGGCATTCGAACTGGCGCCGTCCTGGCTATGACTACCGTGTTGACCACAAAGATCGCGACGAAAAAATTTACCTCCTGCGTGATTCGTGGGCGCTCGAGCAGGGGCTGATTAAGCCCGTTTACGGCTTCTATGACGAAATCACCGCTGCCGGAGAGGAGGTTTATTGCAGCTGCGATGCGTTGCCCATCTATGCCCCTCAGAAACTACCCGACGAATTTTTAACGGAGAAGGGAAAACGTGAGTTTAACCGAGCTTGAAGTAGCGGAGCGCATCAGGGACGGCACCGTACCGTCTCCGGTGAAGTTCTCCAACATGTGGCTGGTGAATTTGCGCATAACGGGAACCGGGCTGGCGTATCGCGCCGGGCTGAAAGAACACGTATGGCGCGATCCGAAGCTCTATCTGAACGAGGAGTTTTTGAGGCGCTGTAATGGACTGCCGGTTATCGCAAATCATCCGAATGATGCAGTTCTGACGGAGGAGGATTTTAAATCACGGATCGTCGGTAGCGTCATGCTTCCGTATATCCGGGGCGATGAGGTATGGGCGGTGTGCCGCGTTTACCTCCAGAGCATTGTTGAAGAAATCACTGAGGGGGATGTTTCGACAAGCCCGTCTGTGGTGTTCAACAAAACATCAGGGAATGTGGAGGTGCAGGAGGGAGACACCAACTTTTTGATCGAGGGTGTTCCGTTTCTGGTCGATCACATTGCGCTGGTGACAAAAGACCACGGCTCGCTGGGCGTGTGGGACAAAGACCGGATCCCCGCAGGGGTTGAAGTAACAAATACAGGTGAGATTGAGATGGAAAAAGAAGAACTCCAGGCCCTGTTAAAGGGGGTTGTGAGTGATGCCCTGAGTGGCATTAATCAGAAAATCGACGGTGTCGTCACGCGCATGGATTCGCTGGAACAGCGGGACAAGGCGCGGGCAGATGCCGACGAACAGGCGAAAAAAGAGGCCGAGGAAAAGGCCAAAGCCGATGCCGAAGCAGAGGAACAACGCAAAGCTGATGAAGCCGCTGAGGAACAGCGTAAGGCTGACGAGGCCGCTGCGGAGGAACAACGTAAAGCAGATGAAGCGGCAGAAGAGCAGCGCAAAGCCGATGAAGCCGCAGAAAAAGAACGCAACGATTCTGCTCTGGCAGAGGCACAGGCAAAAGCGGACTCCGCATTCAGTGCCTGCGGCAAAAACGCGCCAGCGCCGTTCTCCGGTGAAAACGCACTGGACTACCGCAAGCGCGCGCTTATCGCCATGCAGAAACATTCTCCGGCGCATAAAGACGTGAATATTCGCGCGATTGCGGATTCCGCGACGCTGGCTGTGCTCGAGGACGCTATTTTCAGCGCCGCCCGTCAGACCATTGAAAAAGAAATGACGAGTACGCTGGGGCAACTGCATAAACGCGTTCGCAGCGATGAAGCCGGGCGTCGTATCACTGAATATCAGGGCGATCCGAACGTCTGGCTGGCAACGTTTAAAACGCCAGGACGTCGCCTGGCAAAAATTAACACTCAAGGGAGCCTGAACAATGGCTGATATTAACTTTCATCCGTTTAAAAACCGTGGGGCATTTGGTGGCCTTTTCAATGTTGAATCCCGCGGCCTCATGCAGGGGGACGCGCAGGATGATCCGGCGATTCGTCTGCAACTCTGCTCAGGGCGTCTGGACAGCAAAATTTCTGCCCCGGTATGGGGTGGTGTTGGCGTAATGGAGTGTATCGCCACCGTAAAAGACAGCGTTAACGGCGCGATTATCAAACAGGCTACACAGAATGCCTGTAACGCCTTCACGGTCTTTAATCAGGCATTTCACGGCATCACCACGCCGGATAATCCGGTGCCGTTATATCTTGCGGACGGCTTTGTCCACTATTACCGGATCGGTTCTGGTGCCCGCATCCCTCTCCCTGTCAGTGCGGACGTGGTCGCGCTGGCCGATGGTAACAACACGGTCGCCGCCAGTGGTTTTGTGTGGGATCTGACGAAAAATGAAATTGATGTTTACACGGGAACGCCGGGAGCCAATCCGAAGGTGGACATTAAGCTGCTGATGGTTTCAGTTGAAGGGAACCTGACGGTGAAAAAAGAAGACGGCGGCAATGTTGTCTGGGAAACCGGTAAGCCGTGTGGTCTGTTTTTGATTTAAGGGGATTTTAATTAATGAGCGCATTTACTCCTGCGACTACTATCGTGTCGCCGTCTATGGTTCTGCCGGAAATGATCGTGCAACAGAGCATGGCTTCCGGCGCATTTGAAGTCCTGGCTGGCGGTGCTCCATCGGTTAAAATCAGCTCTAGTGATCTGATGGTCTATCAGAAATACCTGCGCATGACCTCACAGGCGCAGGCCAGTCAGTCTCTGCCGGGCCAGTTGCCGTCATCCAGCATCGCGGGCGCTTATGACGGGATGATGACTTACCGTATTTCCTCCCGTTCTCAGTACAGCTATCTCGATACAGATGCTGCAGATCGCTGGGGTTACTCCCTGACAGAAGGTCTGCGCTTGGCTAACCGTCAGGGGCACGCTCAGATGCTGCGTAATATGCTGCTGTACGGCGTGAATGCGGCGAATAACGAAGGGATCACCAACTCCCCGAACGCCACGACGCTGAATCTTGGAAGTGACAGCAAAGGTAATGATTCCTACACCACCTGGGATTCTGGCGAGATGGCTAAATTTTTCCTCGGCCTTATTGCTGACCAGAAAACCCGCATGTTGCTGCTGGGCCAGCCATTAACGACCGTCATTCTGAGTCCGCAGCGATTCATGAAGGCGCTGGAATGGACCGGAATTGTTGAGCTGACCAGTTACCAGCGTCCGGGTGGCGGTACCGGAACCGTGGGGACGATGGTTAAAGACGTAGCTGATAAGGCGACAGGCGATGACATTATTTTCTGCCAGGACGACACGCTGATTGGTAAAGGCGCTGGCGGCAACGACTTGATCATCGTTACCAATCCGACGATTGAAGTGCCGGAAGCGCGTCATACCATTAACACCAATATTTTCTCGACGCTGGTTCCGAACCAGGAGGCAGTGAACGTCATGTTCTGCGACATGGCGGCACCGACAGAAATTCCGTCTCCGATGCCGGATGGTGGCCTGACCACGCTGTACACTATGCGTTCAACTCCGGGCTGGAACTTCCGTCCGGAAGGGGTGACGCTGCTGTCAGCAAAATACGCATAAACGATAAACCTGAGTGCAGGGGGGCTGATGCCCCCTTTTTTGTGAGAGAAATTCATGAAACTGTATATTGCTAACTGTTCCCGCCAGGCACACACGTTTAACTACAAACTCCCTGAAAAAACGCAGTCATTCGGTGTGACTATTCCGTCAGGCCGTCAGCACATGATCGAGAATCAGTCCGATATTATCGATCACATCATTCGCCAGCATGAGCCTTACGGTTTCCAGCGCTGCGACAAGGTGGACAAGAATTTTTCTGGTATCTGCTACTCCATTGATAAGCCGGTGACGGTGGGGCGCATCGAGGACGGCGCGGAGCAGAAAACGGAAAACCTGAAATCCATGTCAGAGGAAATTCTGGCGGCCAGCGCCGTGTCCCTGAACAACGCGGTGGATCAGGCCGTCATCCAGAGCGGTGAAAAACCGCTTTCCGGTGGAATTGAAATGGAAATTACCGGGGAAGCCGTGAATACCGAGCAGGACAATCCGCCCAGTTCAAAGCGTAACATCAAGGTTAAAAAATAATGAATCTTCGCCCGACACTGGATGGATTCATTCGTTTTGTGCGTGGCGAAATGGGTGTGCCGGTTCATGTCATCGCTGACGATAACCCTACACTCGAGTGCTGTTTTCGTTCGGCGATGGAATTGATCCCACACGATCAGGGGCTGGAATTGTTGCCCATTATCTACACGCACACAGTCTACAACGCTGCTGCATCCTTATTGCTCAACTATGCGCCTGGTCCGTGGTTTGCAGCCCTGCGGAAAAAACTCAATTTGGGTAAACCGGTTTACGGACTGGTGAACTCGGCAGCCGACCAGGGCACATCCGGTTCTGTCACCATCAGTGATGCATTAAGCAACCTTACGCTAATGGATTTGCAGATGCTGCAGGATCCGTATGGTCGACAGGTTGTTGCGGTGCTCATGCAGATGGGTTCGGTATGGGGTTACACGCCATGAAGGTCTGTTTTGGGGTTATCGACCAGCCGTATGACTATGGAGATGACCCGGGAAAAACCACGTTCGAAGTGGCTCAGGATCTGGAAGAGCGCTACGAAATTTTTACGCATTTTTGGGATATGCATAAGGACGAGGTTATTCAGGAGGCTGGCGAGATGTTGGCTTATCAACTGATTAATCATCTCAAGCATAAGGCACCGTTGCCATCAATGCAGGTGATGGGCGACACCAGAGAAATTTTTCATCGGTTTTTGGAGTCCGAAGAAATGGCCGGGCTGACCATTAACGGAAACCCTGTACCGACAAACGCTGCATTAATGGGGGTTAATTCACGATTGAAAGACAAATACACCGGGGAGCGACGTCCGTCATTTATTGACGGCGGGCTGTTTAAAACCAGTTTTATAGCGTGGATAGGTAACGATGCCGAGCCTTGAGGAATTAGCTCAACAGCATGGCTCGCAACTTTCCTCAGTTCTTCAATCCGCAGTCGAAACTATCTCCTCAGGTCAGGAAATCACATTCAGGCTTTATGTCCGGCAGGTTTTACCGCTGGATGGTTTTGTGTACTGGGTGAATGCGGAAATCGTGAGTTGTGACGAGTTGTGTCGCCTGAATATCGAGTCTCCGGCTCGTCTGAAAATTAAAGGCAGTCTGCACCGACAAATCGTTACCGTTCAGGATGAGTCGGTATCGCGGGATGTGAATAACATCATTTTCACGCCGATTAAGCAGATCGACGATTTTAATACTGAAAACCCGGACAGCATCTATCTGGGGGAGTATGGCGGCGTGCAGTTCGCCTTTTCCCGCATGGAAAGCCGATACCAGCAATCGGGCATTTTTCACTATCGGGGCATGGCGATTTTGCCGACCATGCGATCGCAGATCATCGACTGTCCGGACGACATATCCAACGAGCGGATCATTTCCAACAGCATCCCGCTCTGGCTGACGATGAAGGATTTCGCCACGGTTTATCCGTCATACCTCGTTCCTCAAAACCTCCGTCCTCCGTATATCGCGGTAGACGTGCGCAACAGTACGCCGTTACAGGTTGCACCCATCGTGTATGGCGGCGAGCGATACCAGCTTGTGCAGGATTCGGTGCGCCTGACGCTCTACGGCTTCACCAACAAAATGGCGCTGGATTTTGTCGATTCTGTAGTGAGTCGCGCACTGGAGGATGAGGAATTCGGGGTAACCAATATTCCGGTACCGCAGGACGCAAAATCCGGTCAGGTAGAAATCAACGCGCTGGCAAAGAAAAAAACCGTCGATTTTGAGGTGAATTACTACCAGACCACCACCCGGGAACTCTCTCAACAGTTAATCAAAAAAGCGATCTGTAACTACGAGGTCAAATAATGGGCTTTAATATCGTTACGGTGAATGTGTCCCAGACGATTGGGGCTATTCCCGCCAACCTTCAACAGATGTCGGCCGTTCTTTCCTTCGGCTCAACATTACAGGAACCCGGTAAACCGGTACTCATTACCCGCGACAAAGAAATCAGCGAACTGGTGAAAAACGCCATTGGCTCACTGACTGCGGCGCCGGGCGCCAAGTCATCCGGTAACGTCAATATCACCATGACGCTGCCGGAAGGAGTGACAATTGGTCGGAATGATAATTCCGAGGTGAAAATCATCGTTTCCGGCTGCTCTCCGGATGCCTGGAACGGGGAATTCACGGCAACCGTGACGGCAAGCAATACGCTGACATGGACGATCCCTGATTCCCAACTTAACGGATCGCCGACGACGCTGGGGCAGTTCTCCATTGAGGGGGGCGACAATCTGGTGACGGCGGTCAACACGTTTTTTGCGCAGGGTAACAAGGTGGGTACGTACCTGCTGGAGCTTGGCGTGCAGAAATCCGGCGTCAGTGCCGAAATCGCCGCACTCAAAGCTTATATGGAAGATCCGCTCAAACGTTTCTACGCGTATCTGGTGCCGCAGACGTGGGACGGGAACGCAGAATTTATCACCCTGGCAAAACTCTACACCGCCAACGAAGCGATGCAGTATTTCTTCGTACTGACCAAAACGCCGGGTGATACCAATTACGTTTCTCCTTATGCGGGCATTAAGTCGATTATTGCTCAGGCCGATGATACGTACCCGGCGACGAACGCGGCAGCCGCGACAATGTGGAATTTCGTTTCGGCGTCACCTTCGGAAATCAACAAAGTGCCACCGATGGCATTCCGCTATTTACAGGCGGTAAACGCCCACAAGGGTAAAAATTCCATCCTGACTACGATGACGAAGCAGAACATCAACTACGTCGATACAGGGGCAGAGGGCGGTATTTCTAACACCATTCTGGTGAAAGGCGTAACCAGTGACGGCAACGATATGACGTACTGGTATTCGGTGGACTGGGTGCAGATTAACGTGGATATGCAGCTCGCTAACACGGTGATCAACGGCAGTAATAACCCGATTAATCCGCTCTATTACAACCAGGACGGCATCGACCGACTGCAACAGGTCGCACAGGGCGTATTCAATACAGGCGTTTCCTACGGGCTCGTAAATGGCCAGCCGGTCGTTGATGCAGTGCCTTTCCGTCAGTACACCAAAACCAACCCCAATGATTACGGTATCGGGCGCTATGCGGGGCTGTCTGCCGTATACACGCCGATGCGTGGATTTACCGAAATCATTTTCAACATCAATGTGACTATGCAGCTTTCGTGAGGATCTGAGTCGTGCCAAATCCAATGATCCCTGTTGGTACCCTTAACCGGGTTCGTGCCAGCATTAAATTTACCTCCCATTCCGAACTCAATGTCTCCGCCTCATTCCTTGCGAAAGAAGGCGTCGAATTGTCCTTTCAGGGCAATATCACGGAGTTTTTACCCGCCATGACAGGTGCCGTACAGTCGCCGCAGCCGTACATGATTTTACAGGCGCGTGTTCATCTGCTGCGTAGTCAGGCGCTGGGTAAACAATTCAAGGCGCAGTGGGAAAAGAACGCCACCATTGGCGACGCGAAGGTGTACAGCGACAGCACTGTTTTTGGTGACTTTGATATCTACAACACTGCAATCACCAACGTGCAGGATATGACCTTCGCCGGGGGCGAGCCGGGTGTGGCCATCACCATTACCGGCACGTATTACATCAACTCTGAAATGTGGGATCTGGTATGAAAATCTCCCGAAATTTAAACCTGATTATTCCCGTCCAGACTGAGAAAGGGAAAGCCTGGGTCCATGCCACGCCGATCAGCAAAGAAGTGTTCAAAGAGCATTTTTTCATTCTGAGCAAAACCTTTTCGGCCATTTTCTCCGAGGGGCTGGGAGTTGTTGCAGGACCGCGCATCGCTTTTCTGATGCTGGAGCGGATCTCGCGTGATTCTAATGCCTGGGAAGGTGATAAGGGGGTCCGTAATACGCTGGTTAACGAGATCGTTCGCCTGGCAAACCTTGTTTATCCAGTAGAGGGCAAAGGTTATGAGACGATCCCCCTTGATATTGCACTCGAGCGCGGAATTGTTGAACTGGATGAAGTAGCGGGTGAACTCGTTTTTTTTACATGCGTCTCGTCGATAAATTCCCCGGATCAGGCGAAGGGGACTATGGATGTAGTCAATGGAATATGGGGCACTCAATGCTCGTCCTTGAGTCTTACGGAATGGATCGCTTCATTGCCGACATTGAAGCCCACCGCCAGTTCTGGCACGACGGTGAGCACGTCATCAGCGAAATCCTCGACTACTCAGCCGGAGCCGGATTCAGCGAAATCTGGGCAGATTCCGGTCTGAATATTAAATCAGCAGCTCAGTTTCGTGAGCTGCTCAAATTCAAAAATCCCGCAGGAGTATTGTAATGGCTGGTAACCAGATGCCAGTGCTGACGCTGGATGTCAATGATGAGCATCTCAAGCGGCTTGAGGCAATATTTGAAAAGTATCAGAACGGGTTAAAAATAGGTCCGGGTGGTTTCCCCATGGCAATACCACACCAGGGGGAAGCCAGGAACAGGCAAAGCGGCCTTCCTGCTTCCACAGCAGGGAAAACTGGCCCTGATATATCCGGTCGAGCGAGGGATGAGAAAGGGCGTTTTATTGGTTCGGGTAAGAGTTCGGACGCGTTTGTCAGCAACTACAAAGGCCGCGGCGAAACGATGTTTGATAAGTATCTCAGCGGGTTGGGTAAAAATGCTCAGCAGACGCTGAAAACTTATAAGCAAATCAATTCGACGCTACAGACGACCACCTCGAGGTTAAACAATCTGTTTAAAACCACCGTATCGTGGGGGACGAAACTCGCGCTTATGGGCGTAGCAGGGCCGTTCGGTTTTGGCATGATGGCCCGTGATGTTGTAGAAAAACAGAAAAATGCTGATGAACTGCTCGCCACACCGGGAGAAATGAAAGCGGCGGAAAGCACTTATTCCCCGTATTTTTCTGGTGTTGGCAATCTGCTAAATACGCTGGCAAATGCGCAGAATGATCAGGACCACCCAGCCCGTGTAGGTTTGCTCAATCTGGGTATGAACCCTGATAAAAATGCGACTGAAAACCTCCCTATACTGCTGGAACGAGTTGCCGCTCTTGCAAAAGAGTATGAAGGTACAGGTCTTACACAGGGCATGTTGAGGGGGAGAAGTCTTGGGTGGGTAAATTTTGGTCTTGCGAATCAGCTTGTAAAATATCAGGACAAAATACCTGAACTCAATAAAGAGTTTTTATTGCGGGCTTCTCAGAATGACTCGTTGCTCACCTCTGCACATACAAGTAAATATCAGAATCTTACCAGTAGCCTGGAAAATAACTGGGATCAACTTACCAGTGGATTTCAGGGAGCTATGTCGGGTAATTCTGAACAACTAATCAAAATATCTAATGGAGTAACGAATGCTGGCCTGAATTTCCTTAATGGTGAGAATTTTAAAAGGATCCTGACTGATGTAGAAACAGGGCTGGATAAACTTGGTAAGTACGTAAATGGCCCCGACTTTAATAACGACCTGAATAATTTTGCCGAAAATGTCGCGAAAGTTGTTAAGGCACTTGTTGGGTTCGTGGGATTCGCAGCGGAACATCCCTGGCTTTTTGGTGCGGCAATGCTTGCTGGTCCTGCGCGGATTGGTGCTGTCGCCGCTACAGCTACCGGAGTTACCGCCCGTGTTGTTGGAGGAAGTCTTCTCGGGGCAACGGCTGGAACTGTAGCCGGGCTGGTTATTCCTACAAACGACACTCCTACCACCAGTGAGGAAATGAAAGGGCTGGAGGGGCGATTTAAATTTGAATATTTTAACGAAGTGCAGGAGTGGCAAAAAAATAATCCAGGCAAGGTTTGGCCTGGCAAAATTGGAGGCAGCAACAACGCCAATCTGAGCCAGAAAGATAAATTGCTGGGTATGGTGCAGGCAAAAGCAAGGGCTGCTCTGTTACCTGAAAATCTGCTAGAGACGGTTATCGGTATTGAATCTGGCTGGAATCCCAATGCGATTAGCGAAAGAGGAGCTATGGGGCTATCACAATTTGTCAAAAGCACCGGAAATGCTTATGGGCTTTATGGCAGGGATTTTTTTGATCCTGAGAAATCTACCGATGCTGCAGCTCGTTATTTCCTTGATAACAGCAGCCGTTACAAGGGAGATATTGCAAAAATGCTTGCGCAGTATAACGGTGGAAATATTGCGGTCGGAAAAGATAACACTCTGAACCTAAAAAGCGAGACTGTTAATTACCTTCTGAAAGCATTATCAGAAATTCCAGAACTCAGGGCGCAACGCCCCATGCTTGAAGGCAAACTACATGCTGCAAAACAGATGCTTGCCAACAATTCTGACGGGCGAGCCGTTATCCAACTTGAGATTCTTGAGAAGCCGGGGGCCAGCTATTCTGCACAACTCGCCGGGCAGTTAATTCCGAGGTAATCCATGTCACTAAACTATTTCGGGCAGGCTTTCAAACTGGCGTTTGAAGTCTCGCCAATTCTTTTAGTTGACGGCATCGCTTCGAAAATACCTGGCGGAGTGATGCCGATCGCCGTTCTGACCGAAGGCCTGAGTATCGCCAACGGGCTGCTGCATGGTGAGATCGGCACACGCTCGATGGCCGCATTCACGCCAATGGCAGGGACAACACTGGTCCAGCAGGATATTTGCAACCTGAATTTCTATAACCAGGTAACGGCAGCGAATGCGACCGTCAGAAAGCCAAATCGGGTAGTAATGCAGATGATCCGCCCGGCCTCCACAGAGAATGGCGGTTATGCCACTAAAGGAATGACTTTTACCGCGCTGAAAATGGCACTCGACATGCACAACCAGAACGGCGGCTGTTACACCGTTATGACGCCATCGTTCATCTATACGCGCTGTCTGATGCGGTCGTTTGTCGATACTTCCGGATTTTCCGAACAGAACAAGCAGGTGCAGCACACATGGCAGCTTGAGTTTGAGCAGCCGCTATCGGCTGTCGAACAAACGGTAACGACGCTGGCGAGTGTTCTGAATAAATTCGACAAAGGCATACCTGAAGACGGGCCGCTTTCGTGGTCAGGAATCAAAAACCAGATTGCGCAGGAGTTTGGTATTGGTATATGACAACGTTGATTCCTTTCAAACCTGACGGGCGTGAGCCGTTCCAGTTCACTGCCAGAGTTGGCAAATACGAACTATTTGCCCGACTCCCATTTAACCTGTACGCAAACCGGTATTACCTGGAGCTAAAAGACAGTTCTGGTGATGTGGTTGTGTACACACCGCTGATTGCTTCCCCTGATGGTTACGATATTAATCTGGCGCTTCCATTTGTGCCGGGAAAGCTCATTTTTCGTGAAAGCACTAATCAGTTTGAGGTTTCGTAATGCGTTATTACCGCCTGGAAATCATTAACCCTAAAACAGGCAAGCCGCCAGTGGATAGCAACGGAAAACCTATAGGGCCTTTTGATACCAGTAAGACTCCAGGTTGCGGGTTACATATTGAATTTGACTTTGAGGTAACCGGCCTGGATGTAGTCAGATCTGGCACGATGCTGACGATCTACGGATTACCAATCGAGATGCTGAAGCAAAGTGTGAATTTGCAGGGATGCCTGGTCCGCATGAAAGCCGGTTTTGTTGCAGGGTTACCACTGGCAAACCCGGAACAACAGGGCGAAGTAATCTATGGTGAAATTTATCTGGCCTACGCCAACTGGATTGGCACAAACCAGACTTTAAATCTGGTCATTAACCCCATCATACGCAAAACCGATGACGGTAAGCCGTTCTTTATCAAGGGTGAAGGGCGAACAGGGGAAAAGGTGGGTGATGTTATCTCCCGCGCGTTGCAAAAGGCATTTCCGAATAAATTGATCGATTGTACCGTCAGCGACAGCCTCGTTTTGCCAGAGCCGTGGAATGGAACCTACGAAGACATTGGTTCGCTGGCGATGGTTCTCCGTAGTGCTTCAATCGCAATGATGCGCGATAAGAAATATAGCGGGATTTCCATCAGCATTCTTTCCGACAGAATACGAATTTATGATAACGCGTCAGCAAAGTGGGGAGAGCCCAAAACAATTCATGCCCATGAACTGATCGGCCAGCCGACCTGGATAGCGCCGTTTACTGTCAGTTTCAAATGCCCTCTGCGGGGCGAGATCAGGTGCGGTGATGTGGTTAAATTGCCGGAGGCGCTTTACTCCGGCGCTGCGTCGATTGTGATGGCTAACACAACAGCCCCCAGCGTTATCTCCAAAAATTCGACCACGTTCACCGGAAAATTTCTGATTAAGTCTGTCAGACACATCGGAGCGTATCTTACTGCGGACGGCGATGCCTGGGTGACGGTTTTCGAGGCTTATGCTGAGAACTGGTTGAGGGTTTAATGTCAAACGCTCAAAAATTACCATTTCTCCGAACGCTGTCGGAGATGATGACTAGCTCTGGTAACCAGCAAGCCGAGCTGAAAGGGCGGGAATTACCCTGTCATGTGGTGGCGGTAAACGGCCAGATAGTCACTGTCCAGTTCGATATGCTGCCTGAGGGGATCAACTTTCCTCAGATAACAATACCTGTGGCCACGTTCCCGTATATCCGTTTTCCGATACAGCCAGGAGATCAGGGAGTGACGATCGCCGCCGATGTATCCCTGCGCGGTGTATCCGGATTGGGGACAGGTATGGCGACTCTTTCCTACTCGATGTCGCTGACACCGCTGTTTTTCGTGCCACTGGCAAACAAGGACTGGTCCGAAGAAGATCCGCGAAAAATCGTTTTGTACGGCCCTGACGGTGCAATCCTCAAAACAGAGGACGGCAGCAGCTCGGTAACGGTGGCGCCGGAAGGAATCAGGCAAAAGTCGAAGGTTGTTTACCTCGAGGCCGAAGATATTTTTCTGAGCGGGAAAATTCACCTCAACGGTCCGATCGTCCAGGACAAAGCCCAGATGAAGGATACCGCAGCTTCGCTGATTGGCCCTCTCAAGGTCGAGAAAGATGCCGTTATCAACGGCGTGAGCGTCAGTGGCCATGGTCATGATGTGGTAGGTGTACAAAGCGGCGGCAGCACTATCACGTCGAAGAAACCAAATCCGGGTTAATACCGGTTCACTTTAAATTCTATCCATAAAGCGAAAGCCCCGAACTGTTCCAGCAGTCGGGGCTTTCTGTTTCGGCCTTGAGCAAGCAAGGAAGAATTACGAATGTTTGGAGGTCTTCCGTGATTAATTTTAGCGGAGGAGATTGGATTGTGAAAGCCTTAAAATTAGTGGCAAAAAGCAATACTTTACGACGCATGTATTACACCGCTGCACTCGTAGCTTTAGCATTTGCCCTTTCACCAGTGCTGACAGAGTTAGTGAAAGTGATGGGGGCACGATGAGAACATGGGGACGCGTCACCGACGCGAACGGCAATAAAAAATGGGTGGCGGTAGAGTCAGACGCCAGCGGCGATTTCTCATATGGCTGGCTGACGACGCTGATTCAGACGTTAAAGCTGGGGCTAGGGGAGTCGCCGTTTTACGCGAATTATGGCATTCCCGCGCAGCAGTGCATCGTGCAGCAGATTTACCCGGACTACTACGTGAACATGGTTCAGCAGCAGTTTGCCGGGTATTTTGCATCGCTGGCCATCACTAAAGTAGATGGGGCATCAAACCCCACCTACAACATCGATGTCGTGTTTTTTAACGGAACCAGTTACCGGACGCAGGTTCCGGTGTGAGTCAAATTTTCTGGCATCAGTTGGGCCAGCGGCATGTTGAGAAGTTCATCGCGTGGCATGACAACCCATCCACTTTTGCGGAGTAAGTGAATCGCCCATTCAGTGGTGATAACGGAGCCTGATTTATGATGCTCGATGTGGGTAACAGAACCGTTTCTGACGCGCATGATGATGTCAACATTCAGGGCGTTTTGTGTTTTGGCGGTATCTTCGCGCAGCTTCTTCTCACACTCGATGAAGTATCGGCGGATCTGCCGGCCTTTCTCGTTGCGTTCGACCATCGCCAGCTCTTTGGCAGTGTCTAGGGTGAGGTGGTAGTCCTTGCGGTTGTGTCCTCCTCTGCCTTTTCTTTGCTCCCCCATTTTGGGGAGCAAAATAAAATCTTGGTTTTCGGTGAAGCCATACTCAGCGATGCGGAGTCGAATCCATGTAGAGAAATCTTTGCGTGCTTCGAGAAAGGCATGCAGATCGCGAGCATTGCAGAGAAGGGTGGTTTCGTTTGAGATGGTTCCGTTGAAAACGGGAATTAATTGGATAGTCATAGAAACCTCGTGAAATTTTTTCGAAATTTTTGGTGTCAGGAGGTTCGAAACGGCTTCACGAAACCGCGGACTTATTCCCCTTGCGGGTGTTGTATTCGTCGCCCTCCCGACATTGTTCGGGGATGTGACAGCACGTAGCGCCATCACAGAATGACAGGCATAAAAAATCCAACACTTTCGGGGTTGGTCCGGACCGCGTGAAAGAGGTTTCGACGCCTCATACGCCCAATCATACTCAATTGGGCGCGGTTGTAAAGATAATGAATTGTTAAATCAATTACCTAAGGGGTTAAGGCTTACGTACACCATCTTGTTCCCATTCTCGTTTCTGACATCCATTGTAATGTTTTGAGTTGTTCCGTCGTTAAAAATTGCTCTTGCTTTATAAAAGTTGGCGTCAATTTCGTTAATTTCGACAACTCTTAAGCACTTCACCTCTGGGCGTTTATATTGTTCGTTCATGATTTGAGTTGTGAGATTACATGCCGTCTCAGCAATGGCCTTGGTACTTTCAGAATTGTATGCGTAATAAAAAGATGCAGATATTGAAATTAATAATATCCAAAAAAACAACCTAGCCTTGTCACCGATCCACGCAGAACGTTTAAAAACCCACAAGAAAAAAAAGAACGCTCCAAATAGTATAACCCATGCTTTTGATATGGTTGGTGAGAAACCCGACTTGATGAGCATGTTATTATCTAAATAAACAATGAAAATAATGGAGAGAACAAAAATAAACAGACATGCGCCGCTGTATTCTTCTGGAATGAAACGAAAAAATAGCAAGTATGCGTTAATAATGATAATGCCTATGATTATAAATATATTATCTGGTTTCTCTTGTCTGATATTTTCTTTTTGAATGTTATCCATCAACATTTCTCCTTTATAGGTTAACTATGTCAGAAATACCAATTACTATGACCAGTGCGGGTGCGCAGCCTACGCCACCCAATGAACTGCTCGCGAATCTTATCACCAGAGTTGCAGAGAAGGTACCTGGATATACAGCCAACCTTCCGGCTGGCCTTATTACTGACCTTGCAAGTACAGCGGTGGGGGCGCTGGCCTTAATAGACCAGGCGCGGGTAGACCTTATTAACTCAGTAAGTCCCTACGGTGCGAATATTCCGCTCCTGCTGCAACTTGGCAATATCTATGGACCCCAAAGGGGATTAAGCACGAACACATCGGTATATGTGGTGTTTACGAGTCTGCCGGGATTCGGTATTCCGAAGGGATTTATTGTTGGCGATGGTAACTATCAGTACGCGGTCGTGCGCGATACGGTGATTCCAGAAAGCGGGCAGACCGAACCGGTTTATTGTGTGGCCACAATGCCGGGTTCGTGGGCGGTACCAGAGGGAACGGTGACGCAGGTCGTCACATCTGTACCGAAAGACCAACCTGTGACGTGTACGAACATCACACCGGGTCTTCCGGGGAAAAGTGAGCAGACGTGGTCCTCATATCGTGCAGAGGTAATGGAATCCGGCATGTTCGGCGTGCAGGGAACGCCAGACTGCTTTAAAGCGATGCTTAAATCGGTAAGCGGTGTGCGCGAAAACCTGATTTCGTTCCGGCAGTCATCGTTGGGGAAATGGGTTGCAATCGTCGGCGGCGGTGATCCTTATGATGTGGCGTATGCCATTTATAAATCGGTGCCGGATATTTCGAAGCTGACCAATGATGTAAGCAATCCATCAGGAGCGGCAGTGGAAAAACGCACTGTATCAATCACGGTTCCTCCGGACGTGTATCAGGTGCCGTTCGTCATCCCGTCATCACAAAACGTAATGGTGCTAATCACCTGGAATACGGTATCGAACGACTACGTTGATCCGGCAGGAATTGCGATGGCCGTACAACAGAACGTTGCGGATTACATCAACTCTATAGCGGTCGGGCATCCAATAAATCTGCTCAGGATTCAGGATATTTTCACCAGTTCGGTGAAGCTGTTGGTTGATGCCACACTAATTTCGACCATCAGCGTGAGCATTGGCATTAACGGTCATATCGTCCAGCCAGCCAAAGATACAAGTCTGGTTTACGGCGATACGTATGCGTATTTTTCGACAATACCGTCGCAGGTGCAGGTCACGAAGTATGCAATATCCGACTGATAAAATCCTTCCTGCTTACCCTTTCGTACAGTACAGAGATGATCCGAATATCGTTGCTTTTTTCGATGCTTATAATGAAATTGCGCAGGAATATCTGGATTCGTTGAATAAGCTGGCATTGCCTTGCTGGACTTCGGAGTCAATAACGGGGCAATTACTGGACTGGATTGCGCTGGGAATATACGGAGTAGAGAGACCGTTGCTCCAGGTGTCAGAAGAAGCAATAGCGCGAGGGGCATATGACACCATCGAATACAATGCTATTCCTTATGCAGCGATGCGTAATTATGTTCCCGGTTCAGCCTCGTATGTTCCTGATGATTATTTTAAACGAATACTGACATGGAATTTTTATAAGGCTGATGGTTCTCATTTCTGTATTGACTGGTTAAAGCGGCGTGTGGCGCGATTTATTCATGGGGCAAATGGAATTGACCCTCCATTACAAAACACGTTTGATGTAAGTGTTACCGTCGCAGATAATGTTTTTTCAATACAAATTCCTGATTATGGTGATGGAGTAGGGTATTTTCTCAAAAATGCAATAGACCAGAAATACGTAAAACTTCCCTTCATTTATACTTATGCAACAACGGTGATTGGAAAATGATTATTGGGTTTGGAAATAATGTTGTTTCTGCGCTTGCTGGCGATATTACTACAGGACAGACTGAAATCCCTGTAATGCCGGGAACAGGCGCTAAGTTTGCAAAATTACTGTCCGCTGATTTTGAAAACAAATCGAACACACAACGCGTGTACGCAAAAATAACGCTGACTGATAATAAAGAGTCGGCATTTGAAATCTGTCATCTGGTATCTGTAAGCGGTGATGTTTTAAATGTCGTCAGGGGGCAGGAAGGTACCACGCCCAAAGGTTGGTATCTGAATGACGTTGTGGCGAACTTTGCTACGCGCGGCTCTGAAAACCATTTTGTGCAGATAGCTCAACTCCAGAGCGGGCATTATATTGCAGGTGTGGCTGGTGGCACAGCAAACGCACTGACGCTTGAACTACCAGCTACGTTTTTTGTAAATGGTAGTACTGACTGGACGCTTCGGACGCCAATTATCGTCTTTCCGGTTCAAAACAACACTAATGCCGTGACTCTGCAATTGATTCTCGGTGGAAAGGTTCTGGGCACATTCCCACTTTATAAGGGGAATAAATCTGAATTGACAGCAAATGATATCATTAAGGGTATTCCTTTAATTTGTGTGCTTGATAGCGAAAAAATGTATTTCAGCGTCATAAACCCTGGCAATATTTACTCAGATTTTGATCAGCGATATGTAAAAAAATCAGGCGATACTATGACTGGTGCTCTCAACTTGCCAGATCTGAATGCAAGCGGGGTGGTAAAAAGCGCCGGAGAGATGCAGACGACTTCTGCGAACAGCTACAGGATTATATATGGCGAATATGGAGTGTTCTGGCATCAGAACGGCAATGATTTGTATCTGATGCTTACCAACAGTGGAGATCCGTATGGCGGATTTAATAACCTGCGCCCGTTTGTGGTCAATCTTGCTACCGGCAAGGTTACGATGGCTAATGGTGCGACTATTCATGGGTTACGGGCAGAGGGCAGTATTGCGCTAAACACAGATAATGCGCTTGGCGTAAATTCTATTGTACTGGGAGACAGCGATACCGGATTTAAACAGCAAGGCGACGGCATTCTTGATGTTTTTGCCAATGGAGCACATGTTTTCCGATTCATCAACGGTAACAATGAAAGCGTCCGCTCACTTGTTGTTCACGGAAACTGCCATGCAACAGGGGAAGTTCTATCTGGTAATGGGGCAGCCAAGATTGCTACAGACGGTAATATCTACGGGCCAGTCTGGGGCGGCTGGCTCTCAAACTACATCCAGAACCGAACAGGTGTGCAGGATATTCGTCTGGGGGCTGTTGTCTGGGTTGGACCATCAGCAAATGGTTCGTATGCATCATTAACCGCTCCGGATGGACACGTATTAACTGCAATACTTGATGGAGATACAGTTCGCTGGCCAATGCCGGACAGCCCTGATGCTGCTTATGCACGTCCGATTCAGAAATTAATTAATGGGACCTGGTACAATGTAGGGAGTGTTTAACCGTGTTGCATTTTAAAAATATCACTATTGGGAATCCTAAAACAGCAGAGCAATACATGCTAACTAAAAAAGAAGGTATTGCCTGGTTATATTCCGAGGATGGGAAAAACTGGTACGAAGAACATAAAAAATTCGCACCAGACACGATTAAAGTAGCTTACATCAAAACTGGACGGGTTGTGTGGGTCGGGAAAGATGCTTCTGCGATTAATCCTAAAGGTATGAGTGTTATTGAAATTGCTGATATTACAGCCAATCGTCGGATTGATATTTCGGGGTACTGGTTTTACAGGAATGATGAATTCACGTTTGATTATGCCCTTAAAGCAGAAGATGAGCGGAATATTTTACTGAGCAAAGTCAGTAGCAAAACGTCTGAATGGGAAAAAGACCTGTTGCTGGGGTTAATCAGTGATCAGGATAAAGAAAAAATGAAGGAATATCGGCTATACGCGAAGGCGTTACAGGCTATGGATTTCAGCACTGTAACCGATAAAGCCTCATATAGTGCCATCCAGTGGCCTGTATTCCCGGAAATTTCTTTCTGAACTAATTCGCTACGAGAAATATATGGCTGTACAAATATCTGGTGCGCTACTCAATGGCGCAGGCATCCCCATGTCCGGATGCCATATTATTCTTAAATCCCGCGTGAATACATCAGAAGTGGTGATGCGCACTGTGGCTGATGTAGTGACCGGAAATAACGGTGAATATTCGTTTGAGGCGCAGGTCGGAAAATACTGCGTGTATCTCAAACAGTGGATTAGTGATGATTATGAATATTGTGTCGGCGATATCTCTGTTTACTATGACTCAAAGCCCGGCACGCTGAATGACTTCCTGACTGCCCTCGATGAGGGGGATTTAAAGCCTGATGTGGTTGCCCGGTTTGAGGAAATGGTGGCGCAGGCGCAGCAGAGCGCAAAATCATCAGCAGAAAGCGCACAGGAAGCCGGGAAGCACGCCGCCGATGCGGAGCAGCTAAAAAAAGACACAGAAACACTGGCTGAGGAAGTGCGGCAGGATGCACAGCAGACGGCGCAGGACCGGGAAGAAACAACCCTGAACGCACAGGCCTCAGAGAAAAGCGCACAGGACGCCAGAGGATACCGTGACAGCGCACAACAGATAGTTGAAGGTCTGAACGCGAGCCATGCCACGACGACACAAAAAGGTCTGGTGCAACTAAGCAGTGCCACGGACAGCGACAGCGAAGAACTGGCGGCCACACCAAAAGCGGTTAAAACCATCATGGATAAGGTACAGACCAGAGCGCCGCTAGACAGTCCGGTGTTTGCAGGTACGCCTATGGCACCAACGCCAGATTTAAATGCGAAGGGCAGGGAAATTGCGAACGCCGCTTTTGTCCGGGCGTTGATAGCGGCGCTGGTAGGTTCTGTACCTGAAACGCTGGACACACTGAATGAACTGGCGGCGGCGTTAGATAACGACCCACATTTTGCAACAACCATGACGAATGCGCTGGCCGGGAAGCAACCCCTCAGTGAAATTCTGACGTCTTTATCAGGGTTAATGACTGCCGGGAATAAGCTGGCTTATTTCAGCGATAAAAATGTGATGGCACTGGCAAACCTGACGGCGGTTGGACGTGTGCTGATAGGCCAGGACTCCAGAGCCGGGGTGCTTGATTATCTGGGGCTGAAAAGCGCGGCCACGATGGAGCCACAGGCAGATATTCGCGACCGGACAGAAGGTCGGCTGGCCATTCCTGGCGCATTCGGCTTTGGTCATATATTCCTCCCTAATGAAGCCATCCGGTTTAAATCAGAAAGCGACTTTCTGGCGTGGGTAAAACAAGCTACGCCGGGAGAGTATTTTGTGGAGGCGGCCAACTACGTGTTACCCGGAGCCAATAACGGGATAATTAGAATCCGGTATCTGGAGGCTAACCGGAATCCACCAGAACCGCAATATATGGCAAAAGCGATAACCTGGTACAGCGTTAACGGACATGTTTATTACAACCGTTACTGGACATCGGGTAATGGCTGCCTGATTGGCTGGGAGAATCTGAAAACGAATGAGGATTATTTCTTAAATTTAATCAGGGCCAGAGCACCACTTGACAGCCCGGTCTTTACCGGGATTCCGAAAACACCGACGCCACCTGATGATGCCACGGGGACGGAAATCGCAAACGCGGCATTTGTCCGTAAACTGCTGGCTGGCCTTGTGGGTTCATCTCCTGAAGCGCTGGACACGCTTAACGAGCTGGCCGCCGCCCTCGGTAACGACCCAAACTTTGCGACAACTGTCACTAACGCGCTGGCGGGTAAACAGCCCCTGAATGCTGTGTTAACGGCACTCAGCAACCTGACACAACGTGCTGACACTCTCCCGTACTTTAATGCAGATGAAGACGTATCCCTTGCGCCCCTGTCAGAAAAGGCGCGGTCGTTGCTGGCACAGGAAACGCCGGAGGACATGCGCACAGTACTGGAGCTGAAAAGCGCGGCCACGATGGAACCGCAGAGTGATATTTACGACCGGACAGAAGGTCGGCTGGCCATACCTGGTGCATTCGGCTTTGGCCATATATTCCTCCCTAATGAAGCCATCCGGTTTAAATCAGAAAGCGACTTTCTGGCGTGGGTAAAACAAGCTACGCCGGGAGAGTATTCTGTAACGGGAGATAACGGCGTATTACCCGGTACCAATGCAGGGATGATTAGAATCCGGTATCTGGAGGCGAACCGCAATCCACCGGAGCCGCAACATATGGCGAAAGCCATTATTTTATACACCATTAACGGAGATGTTTATTATAACCGCTACTGGACAACCAGTAATGGTTATCTTATCGGCTGGGAAAAAATGAAGCTTGGCGAGAAGGGTGTTGCTGACACTCTACGCTCTATCGGCGGAGTAGCTAATGGATACTCTTACCCCGATATCGGGGGGCTGGTATTTGCTGCGTACTGCGGTACCTCTGACAGTGATTCATCCCGAAAAATCTGGCGTGGTTCTGGCGTACCAGGCTCCCGTTTGGCTGTTCTCTCTATTACAGCATCGCACAGTACAACGGGTTCATACGCTTCCACACCACAAGTGGTTATAGCTCCACTCAGTTTGTGCCCGATGGCGGGAACGTTCGTTGCTCTGTCTGGTTCGCCGCTCACCTCTGGCGGAAGCACTTCGGCAATGATTGGTTTGTTCGTCAGGATTGCGTAAGGAGAAAGCATGAATATTCAGGAGATTAAAAACGCCCGTTATCTTGAAAGCGGTGCGATTGATTGCGATGTGTTGTTTGAGGAAATGGACGAAGCGCTGCCTTATACGGCGACAGCAGACGATACCGCATCGACAGGCCAGCAAATCTGGCAGGAACTGCAAAGCGGCAAATGGGGCGAAATTGCCCCATTCATAGTGACACCGGAAATGCTGGAAGCGGCAAGAGCAGCAAAGCGTCGCGAAATCGAGGCGTGGCGCACAGAACAGGAGGCGCAGCCGTTTGTGTTCGAATGGAATGGCCACACATGGAACGCTGGCCCTGAATCACTGGCGAGGCTATCCCCTGTAACGATGGCAGTACGCCCGGAAAGCTCCCGCGCTGCGTTTGTCTGGAATGATGCCAGTAACGAACCGGTACACCTGACAATGGCCCAGGCCGAAGAATTAGCGGCAGCAATGGCCCAGGCACAGTTGGATCGGAACAATGATATTTTTTCGCGGCAACGGGAAATGAAAAGTAGGATTGGAAAAATGGAAAGCTTAGAAGATATAAGAACCTTCAAGGTTAGTTAA